ATGAATGGACAGGCTGCATTTGCTGAACTGAATGCAGCAGGTGGGACTAACGTTTCAGTGAACATGCCGCCACTTATTGCCGTATCTGATTCTGAGCAGGCCGCTTTCTGTACATTCAGTACAAGCCTGCTATCCATGAAAGCTTTCGAGGGGCAAATCTGGAATACCGCATCACCTGCTGCCATGCCCCCTCAGCTATCGCGCATTTGTCTGGGACGTTCCTATATTGGCGCGAATAACTGGTTTAATGGCTATATCAAAAAGTTTGTGTACTGGCCGGAATATCTTTCTGAACAGGAAGCGGAAGAATATTTCAATGTGTTGTGACAAGAAATCACGGCTATCGCCTTTGATAGCCGTTTTTATTCAGTTCACCACCACGCCTCTTATAGCCATAATACTTTTCATCTTGTCACGGACATCTGTCTGTTCTGCATCGGTCAGCACCCGATTATAGACAGCGAATATCCCCATTAAGCCGGGAAGCCCCATATTCTGCTCCGGGCTCTGTCCACCATTCAGGATCAGGGGCAGTGTCGATTTCTTACGTACAGAGATAGCAGAAGTATGTTTATCACCGCTTGCCCGGGTGATAGACGCTTCTGTATTTGATACCGCTACGGTGAAGCGCGTCCATCCACCTACTGCGCCACCGTGGCTCACCTGAACAGTTGACTCAACACTATTCCCCGTAGCTACCTGTAAAATGAGCGTACCCGCGGCTTCAATTCGCAGCTGCAGACCACCAAACGGGGCGACACCGGGAAATAAGTTGGAGAACAGACGGCCCGATACCGTGGGCTGGCTCATATTGATACACAGTGCAAACGTCATTTCATCGGTTTCAATGATCCCCGTATTAGCACCATGCGCACTGTCTGCGATGGTACGCATCCCCAGCTCAGTAAACTCATTGCCGGTAACCAGGTCATACCCGTTTCCACTTGAATCATACTGGTCCTGCATACCGTAAGTCGCAATACTGGCGCTATCGTTGAGAATCATTTCAGGCTCGGCCAGTTCCAGATCGTCGGCATTTACCACGCCATCACATACAAGAATCATACTTCCTCCAGTTTTAATAATCCCATCTGGCCCACGCTGGTAGTGGCTCCATTCGCGACAATGGTCAATTTCATTTCGGTCATACCCTCCGGGATCACCACGTCATAACTGAACGTCCTGAATCCATCCGTCGAATGGTTCCAGGGACGAATACCGGCAATATTGGCTCCGTTGGCTTCGAGGAAACAGGCGGTTGCCGCGTTTTCATCCACATCAAATTTCACTCTGAAACTGAATTTCCGGCGCTCACCTGGCGTAACCGGGATAGTCTGTGACACGCGCGCGCTGGTATTCCCGGCGCCAGTCACCACCAGAACGTTACCAACGACATCAGGATCAGTGGTTAATGACACGGCGCCGCTTTCAATAACCCATCCTGACGGCAGACCATTCACGGTATCGAGAAAGAGTGGGTTGATAATGGCATTCGGTCCTCCTGACGTGACCGGGTTGGAGATGGCCATCTGCGGATAAACCGGCATCATGAAAGGTGCCAGCGCTTCCGCCAGTGCTTTACCCATATGAAAAGCACCGAGTGGCGCAGGGTGTGATGGGTCAGGAGAGCCATCCTGAAGTTTGCCGTTATAGCCTGCCTTCCAGCCGTCGGTTTCCGGATCAACAGTGACTGACCGCATATCAACGAACGGAAATCCCTGCTCAATTGCATACGCGCGGATAAAAGCGTTTATCGCGTTTTCTCTGGCTTTCAGAGCCGGATCGCTGTTGTTCTGGGCCGCCATGCTACACACTACCGGGATAATGCCATTCTTGCGAAATTGGGTGAGGATGTACCGAATATTGCTGGTGACCGTTGCAATGGTGAATTTAAAGTTCCCGGCACTATCTTTCTGAATGACATCGTTACGCCCACCCAGGAAGGTAATGAATCTGGGCCTGGCTTCAATGGCTGGCTGTAAGTGGACGCGGATCATATCGGCAGTGGTATAACCGCCGGTAGCCCACTGGCCAACGTACTGCAGTTGTCCATTGCTGAATAATGATGCCCATATCTGCCATGACCTGGCGTTATAAGCATTACCATCCAGCCCATTCGCCGTTAATGAATCCCCAAATCCGCCGAATGTGTTTTGCAAAAGCCCCTGGTGGGTTTCCAGCGGGATACCGCGATATTCCAGCGTGGCGTTTCCGTCGTCACGAACTGCCAGAACCCTGAAGCCCCCAATCACCAGATTAAACAAATAGCCTGCTCTGGCCCGTCGCATCGATGAGGTTCCGATGAGAAGAGATCGCAGGATATTCAGGTAATCAGCAAAGGATTTTCCTGGTAGCTCTTTCTCACCATTTTCATTGATTGAGAATAGCCGCCGGCCGTGCCGGGTCAGAATATCCAATGGCCTTTTTTTACGACTGACGGTGTTTATTCCGCGCGTTCGCATATCTGTCGCGCGCGCAAAGTTATGGACCATCTCAATGAATTCCTGAGAGGCCTGTTTACGTCCGGTTGGTTGCAGGATGCCGTTAACGTTCATTACTTCATAGGCCAGATAATCGTTATCTTGGCTGCGTATGAACGTTGTACTTCCCTGAATAATGTTTGCAATATCAGCCTGCGCCGCCTCAATCGTCATGTACTGGCGACTCAGCGGAATAAGGTTCTGATGGATACCCCGCCACGAATAAAGCGGATCACCGGCGCGGTCGGGAACGGTCGTCGGCTGTCCGTTGACCAGCTTATCCAGGCGCGTGGCGTTATCGAGAAACACGGCGGGAGAGGTATCCCCCAGCGGCGGATTAAAGGCCATGTTTTTTGCTCCAAAAAGAGGCTTCGCCCAAACGAGGGTTTGAGCGAAAGAAAGTTAATCGGGGAAATTTTTGGTTTTAAGAGACGCTGCCGGGATAGTTGGCGTCGTCGTACTGGTAGAAAATGTCGCTGTATTGCCTTGTCGTCACCTGGCAGGTTCCGTCCGCCTGCGGGGCTATCTCCTCAAAAATGGCATCGTAGACACTTCGCGTTGAGCTGCAGAACACCAGCCGCGGTGGCTCAATGCTCGGATCGTTCAGAAGAACTTCATCAAAAGCAGGCTGCCACGGAACGGACAACTGATAATCCCCGACAAAGGTGGCCACCAGCAGCCCGGAGGCCGAACCATCCTGGTAACGCAGAATTGCGCGCGGGTTTTCAAAGGACCAGTCCAGCGGCTCGGAGACGGTAAATACCGTCTGACCGCCAGATGTGACCATATCCATAACCAGGCTACTTACCGTTTTATTCCCCGGGATATCGTCCGTCAGCAAAATGCGATCGCCATACTGATAGACCAGCGCATCCAGTTCTGTCGTCGTGTTATGCCCGAGCCGCTGATACAGGTATTTCATCAGGCGGCGCATGCCGATTTGATAGGCGCGGTTCGGGTCCAGCACCCCATCGAGGGTATAATTCTCAGTTTTCCTCGGTGTGGGGTTATCCGGAGTCCGGCATTGCACCGTTTCTTCTGACCACGTCGTGCCATTGATATAAGTGACATCCACACCATCGTAATCATCAGCGGACGGCGCCGAGAAGGTGGTCTGTAACTCTTCGGTCATTTCATGCGGGCTGATAATTCCGGACCAGTTCTTAATCCCTTCCCTGCCTACAGATGCGAGCCCGTCACTCAGCAGGAAGTACGATTTCCCCGCCGTGGTGATCTTCTGCAGCATTTCCAGCGCGGAGACACTGTCGCCTGTCGCGAAGTCGAAATACTCATTTTTCGGTGTCCAGTAGGTTGCCTCAAGGGTATTAATGGCTTCGGTGTCCATCGCCAGTCCGAGAGAATTACCGACATGAAACAGCGCGCTGGAGATACGCCGCGGGGCGCCGGTATCATAAATACGCGTGGCCACAACGTTTACGCGCCGATCAGACTGTGCCGCCAGTTTGCCGCCGGTCTCGACCGTCACCCCCATTAGCGTAACGCCAGCGTAAGAGGCAGGACGGTTAAGCAAACGGCCACGTAACGACTGCCAGTACATCGAGTCACGCGCATTATTGCTGCCCTGCTCGTTCTGGCGGCGCATCCGGACTTCCACCAGCGCAGGAGTGTTTAGCGTGATTCTGTGCGTATAACCCAGGGCATTGATGTTTTTGTTGTCATACTGGAATGATGCAGTCTGCCAGCCGCCGCCACTTCCATATGTCCGGTACTGAATATCCACCCCGGTATGACGGACGCGTTTTTTCCCTTTGTTATCAAATCCACATAACCCACTAGGGAAAGAAACGTTGACCTCAAAGGCATCAACTACCTCATTATCAGGACAAGCCAGAAATGGCCCCATCCACGTATTACTGTCGTTAATCCCTGTCGCCTGGTAATCGATCATTGTCCTGGGTGAAAAGCCAGGCCAGGTTGCATCAATGGTGCCATTCACCATACGCTGAACCGTTGCGGTCGTACCGTCAGTGGATGCGATACGGTATTCATTACCGCGGTGCGAAAGTGATAATCGCTGTGTACCCTCAGGAATGCCGGAGAATGCCGCGCCGGTGCCGCAGCCATACGCAAGGATGACATTGGCGGTGATCGCCGGGCTGCCGCCGCTGGATACGGTTCCATCTGTAAACGTCGGGTTATCCCCGAACACAGAAGCCGGGAGTGATGAGGCGATAATACTGCCGCCCAGCCACGGACTGGACTTCTCAACGATGCGAACAACCCCGCCATCATCCTGCGCTACCAGATTAGACCCGGCGATCGCTTCATTGATTGCCGCCAGCAGGCCAGACATATTGCCGTAGTTGGCGATAAGCGAAACGGTATAAGTTGTCGCCAGCCAGGTCAGGTTAAACGTCTGGCTGTTAGTCGAAAAATCATAGGTTGTTGGTGCTGCACTTGCACGCAAAGAAGCAGCCGATCCCCCCACACCCGGAACAGCATCCTGTTTGGGCGTGAACGTCGCGATAAAGAGATCATATTCCGCCCCGTTAATTTCCAGCGCAACGGGCATGCCGGCAAAGGGGTTAATCTCAGTCAGCGTGTCACTGAACAGGACGCTGTAACCCGATGAAGAAGAGATCAGGTAGTTGGTCGGCGCGATGATAGTCACCAGCGCACCTTCCACCCAGGACTCAGGCAGAGAATCATCGCCATCATCATCACTCAGCCCGGTGAACGAAACTGACGATCCTGAAACGGTCATGCTGTCGGCGGTAATATCGGATGAATCCGGCGCCGTCTGCGCCATATCAAGTCCGCTGCCGCTGGACGTTCCGCCCACCTCGGTAGAATTGAACCAGTTTTCACTGCGGCGATCACCTGAAACATTTGCTCCCGGCGGATACAGTGTCCAGGAGAATGAATCACCCAGGGCGGAAATAGGCGTCGAACCAATCCTGATATCGCCGTTGGCAAATGCCACATTTCCACGACTCACGCAGACCAACATCTCTATTGTCATTCTGGTTGGGTCATCAGGGTTAAAACGACTGACCGGCTGAACAACATAATCCGGATAAACCCGCGCACGCCCGAATAATTCCCGAATAGGATCGCCCAATTTGGCCGTATTAGATTTTGCCGGATTTAAATCCAAGGATTTCCCTGTTGATGAACCATATCCTCCTGAGTCGAGGTTATTCATCATGTAGATAGAATATGCCGCAGCTGCTACCGCTACGACTAGAGCCGCTATAGCAAAGCCTGTCGCGTAAGGGACGGGGTAAATCTTCACGTCAGTATCTGGTAACAGTTCGCACCGCGGCCATTCCTCTGATGCTACGGGCACGCCATCAATCTCAACGCTGATTGGCTGTGGCAGCCCGGGATCATAATTTTCGACATTCCTCCGCATCCACTCATGCAGGGTTATGCGCGCATGCTGATGGCTTTCAAGTGGTCCGCCAGGTAACCGGGAGGGATAAATACTGATCGTCATCGCCAGAATTCCGCCTTGATAAATCGCCGTTTAAATTTCCAGACCGGCATAAAAGAAACGTTCGAGCCGGGGTTACATTCCGCCACCTGCAGCAACCCGTTCAGCTCGACAACAATCCCCACATGGGTAACCATTGTTCCCGAATAACACGCCACGCCAGCGCCGACGCAGGGCTCACAACGCTCAAGCTTCAACATCATTTTTCTGGCTTCTTTATCAAGGCCGCCGCCGTCTTTGGTCACACCTGCAAAGTCAGGCCATTCAGGTAGCCCAAGATCTCGGCGTATCTCATTCACGATGCCAAAACAGTCGAGTTTGGGAAAAGAGCGACCGCCCTTCAGCCAGGTGACCGAAAGGTATTTATCAGGATTGAACATGGATAAACCTCAATTCATGTAGCGAAGAGCGGGAAAATCATTAAGTGTGTAGCGATATCGTGGCCAGGCAGTATCGAGAACATTCATATAGCCCGCGGTGATTTGCGCCTGCAACGCCGTCCAGGAGCCAGATTTGATAGCGAGCGTATACGGCACAGATGCCGGGGAATTCAAATCCGTAGAGACATATTGCCTGTAAGTCAGAGAGGCGTTTGTCAGGCTGGCCAGCGCATCACGAATAGCCGTACTCACCTCCCCGTCAATGTTGCTGATGGCGAACTGCAAATCCTGTGTACCGTCGCTGTTTCTGGCCGGGATAGCGATATCGATACCCGCAGCAGAAAAGGTAATAACATCGCCATTTTCGGTCGTCGCTGTAATATCGTCGTAGCCCTTGCAGAAATAATGCACCGTCGAACCGATATTGATTTGTAGCGTTTCAATGATGACTTCCGATCCGCTACTGGCATAAAGCCGGTTAAGCACCGTCATGCTTTGGCCACTCCCTGTTTAGCGCTATATCGAGTAACGAGCTCCCGACAATCCACTCGGGGTAGTTACCCCACGGCGGAGGCAATAGTGGGCGCTCCCACAGCTCCAGCGTTGCCGTATACCGCCAGTAAATCGGGGCCACCAATACCGGCCCCTGATAGATATCAGTAAAACGGCACTTGTAGAACTTAACCCCTGCGGGGGTTTGCAACTTCATCATGAACCAGGCTGCACCATCAGAGAGCGCATCGCGGTACCACGATTCAAACGTGAGCCCTTGAACATCGCTCTCCATAAACCAGGATACAGTCGCTTCCGTAGGAGTCGAGGTATACGCCCTGCGTTGTCGCGCGCGGCCAGTTGTGAGTTGAGTTCGTTTCAAAGGGCTGGCTGGCTGGAACCCATAGCCTTCCTGCAGTGGCATTGGGAGATAGTCGTGTGGGTAGAGGATATCTGCCATGTTATTCCTTATACCCCCTCACGTAGCGACTCTTTAAAGCGCGGCCAAAATCGCCCTGAGGCATCATGACCTCCTTCGTAAGCTCCCCTTTCAACTGCCTGGAAAGCTGTCTGTTATTTTGGTTTAGCGTAGAATTAAGTTGCTCAGGCGTGACCCCCTGAAGGTTAAACTCTTGGGTAATCGGAGCATGAACAGTGGTTCGCCTGCTGTTGTCACTGCTAACGTTCTGAACGCCAGTCCCAAATCCCGAACGCCCCAATGTCGCATCAAGCGGCTTGCCGTTCCGTAACGCCTCAAGCTGCGACACGCCGATTCGATTTGTGGACTCCTGATCGAAGACATATTCCCCTTTATGGACAATACCTGCTGGCTGATACTTTCCGCCTGAGCCAGTATATCCACCAGAAGCAAAGCCGACGGCGGCAGCACTGGAGATGCTGGACGTTATGGTAGCCATGAGGCCTGCAACAGTAGCCATCGCTGCCAGGTTGTATGGGAATGGCTGGCTTGAAAGTGCCTGGGCCATTGCCATTGGCAATTGAACGGCCGCCTGAGCAAGTGCAAAAGCTTTCTGCGTAACAAATGCCGCTTTATACATCACGGATTGTTCACCAAACATGGTCCCCATTGCATCGGTGATACCAGAGAATGAGTTTTGCGCTGATTGCATCTGTGCGGCATTAACTGCGGTGCTTAGTGCCAGCTGGTTCTGTTGTCCTTGCTGTTGGAGTGCCAGCAGTTGCTGCTGCTTCTGCTGCTCATTCAGTAAAGTGTTTTGTGTGATCGCCTGTTGTTGCTGATTCAGCCAGGCAGCATAATCAGTCTGGGCTTGCTTCAGCTTTTCGATAATCTCCAGCTGCGGATCAATTTGCAGCCCTATCATGTTCATTCCCTGCCCTGACAGGTCATTATTGGTTGCTCCAGACGTCAGCGTACCACCGGCCTTGTTCACACCTGATATAACGGAATCAGGCAGCACCGATTTACTAATCAGGTCACTCGCCTGCTTCCCAGCAGCCTCTGGCGCCAGTTTCTTCAGTTCAACCATCTTTTGAAGAATTTCTAGACGTTTTTGCAGCGTCTCATTTTGGCGCAATTCCTTCGGTGCAATTTGCTCCTGCATTTTCCGGTAGTCATCCCGCGTCTTGACGGAGTTTTGCAGGGCTTCCTGCAGCTTGTAGGCCTGCAATATTTCGTCTGAACGGGAAAGAATCGACTTCTGGTCGGCGGTTAGCTGCGTTTTAGACTTGAGGTCAGCAATCTGCTGTTCGAACTTAACCCGCGCCTGGGTTGCGCTATTAAGCTTATCACTGGCATCCAACTGAGACTGCATAGCGGCAGTCTGCTGGTTAATCTGGTCAAGGAGTCGAGTTGCTGCGTCCTCGGTGTAGGCTTTTCCTTTTTCTTTGCCTCCCCTGCCTATTTTTGGCTGCTGCCCTTTTTTTGCCTGTTCAAGCTCCTTTTCACGAACGGCAATTAGCGCATTAGCTTGTTCAATCGCCTCTTTGTTCCCTGAGAAAGCTATTTTTCTTGATTGTGCCCTCGCTTCCTTTAGTCTTGCTTCGGCTCCAGCGACCCTATCAGCCGCCAGATATTCCTTATTAATCCAATCAACGGACTCTGCGACAGCTTTATTTCCCTCAATAGTCAGAGTATTCATCGTTGATTGTAGGTCGATCGCCTGTCCGATAAATCTCATCGTGGGGTCAATTGCGCCACCAAGAGCAACATTTTGCTTACCTTTATCGGCGGCCGTGTAATAGTTTTTGACCTTTATTGCAGCTGCCGTCCATGAGTCGCCAATTTTCAGGATCTCCCGGCGATGCTGATCAATATCAGCATTCAAGGCAGTGAAATTAGCTGAATCCTTATATTGAGAAACTTTTTGTCGTGCTTCATCGTAGCTATATCCGACATCAATTAATTTATTTACTGCCTCGCTAGCACCGTCATTGGTCGTAATAAACATATTGCGAACTTCTTCAATAGCCAGCCCCGTCTTATCGGAAATCGCAACCATGTTAAGCGCAAGGCGTTCGGCAGCATCACCGTTAGCACCAAGCGATGTTGTAGCAATTTTCGTTGCTGCTTCAATCTCCAACCGATTTTGGTAAACAGCATAAGTAAGGAGGCCAACTGCCCCCGCAGCTACTGTATATGGATTTACCAACCCCATTACGTAGGTGGATACACCTTTAATCGCAGGAATAATCCCACCGAACATATCTTTTAACTGCCCGCCCTGCTGCATAAGCACCATAAAAGGGGACTGGCCTGTAGAGAGTCCGACTACGATATCCGTCATCTGAGCGGGGATCATGCGCATTGCAAAAGCTGTCTGGGCGGCAGACTGCCCAGTTTTTTTCAAGTCGTCACTAAAGCCGGTTAATTTGTTACGAGTCTCTTCGATTCGCTTAGAATAAAACTCAAATGTATCTGTATCTACCAGCCCTTTGGATTTGAATTTCGCCAAATCCTGTTGTTGTTTGTCCAGCTTATTCAGGGCGGCATTCACCGGGTCAATACGATCGAGAAGTTCAGATAGAGCCTGCTTTTCTTCGTCCGTAGCCTTTGTCACCTTGCCAGCGCTCGTAGATGCACGGTCTCCAGCTTTGGTCATTTTAACCAATGCAGTTGCGAGATTATCGGCCTGCTTTTCTGCCCCAGAGCTGTCGATAATGATTGCGAGACGTGAGGTTTGTTCTGTCATTTAGCGATCTCCGGGCAATAAAAAACCCCGCCGAAGCGAGGTTAGCGCTTTAAAACTGTTAGGCTTTTAATTCATTGACGGTAAAACATTATTGCGCCGATAATCGCTGCAAAGACCGCCAGCACAATCCCCGCGATTAACTTTACATTAACGTCAGCCAGCCTATCACTGTCCCCAGCATCGTCAGTGTTAACTATTGTCTTCAAAGGGGTTACATCACTCCCGCAATGCTTACACTTCACCGCCTCGGGATTTATTAATTCTGCACAATAAGGGCATTTGACTGAAGTTTCGGACCCTTTTAGCTTATCTCCCACCAGAGCGATGATGATACCTGCGATGGCTACGAACCCTCCAAATACCATGTAATTTTGGCGCGATGACATTAATCCAAGATTGTTAACCCTGTAACCACCGCTTGTCGCTACTGTCACATCCATGAACAACGCCGATACAGCAAAGATCAACCCTATTGCAATCGCTATATAACCAATAATCTTCACTTGCCTACCCCATTAGTTAAAAAGCCTCCCCCAAGTGGGCATGAACAATCACAACAAAGATTATCTAAAGTTACTAATTACTTTGTATCGGATGCTCTGGTTGGTAGCTTCAAGAACTTCAATTTTGGCACCTTTATAACCTATAACTTTCGATTCAGATAAGTCATATTCAACATCGTTGTTGAAAGCTGGTCTAGCCATATCAGATGACGACTCACGGTAGCCTATGTTAATTTTGTTACCAACACGCCCGTTATACAGCAGTGTCTGCTGAAAATTATTAGAAGAACTAATGTTCAGGTTAGTTTTTTCAATAGGCATGTTGTCTTCACATGTTGATACTGAGAAGACAGTAATCACACAGAGTGTTTTGGTGCCATCTTTAACCATTAATGCCTGCCACATGTCAGCCAACGCAGCTTTCTGAACATTTGCTGAATCGGCCATGCCTGTAGGCATATAGAACTCGGATTTGCCATCCTGACCGACTTTTTTTAGATTCCCTGGTGTTACAGTATAAGCCCATGAAACCCTGGCAGGAGCGGTAACTTTTATCCCTTCATATTTTGCTAAAACTCCTTGAGATAACAGAGAGTCTCCAACATACGATGTGTTTACGGAACCTACTGGCGGTTCACTTAAACTTTGCGTTGTTGGTGCATAGTTGTACTTCGGCGAAGTACACCCCGTCAGTAAAACAGCCCCCAATGCCACTGCCAATATTTTATTCATTCCATGCTTCCCATGATTACAATCGGAAACATCCTAACACATGGATATGAGCAGACAATGATATGACTACTTCACTTTTTCTTGTCTTTTCTGCTCTTCGGCCCACTCATCACGCCACGCATCGTCGAGCGCCAGGATAGCGGCGTCAAACTCGGTGCGGTCAATCAGGATGGTGCGCGATGCCAGATATAGCTCAATATCATTCAGGGATAATGGGAGCGGTACTCCGGCCATGCCAGCATATTTCCTGCTGCGCGATATCATGGCATAGGCATTGAGGATCTCCCCTGTTACTGCATCAATTTCCGGCTCAGGAATCGGCGGAAGGTTCAATTGCTCCCGACGCCATTTAGCCTTATCTCCCCTTTCGCCCCCGAACTCCTTTAGCCACGCCTGCGCCTCTAGGGCTTTTTTACGGTTTCCTGAGTCTGCTGCTCCTTACCCTGAGCTATGTTCGCAGCCTCTGCCAGAATCAGCCAATACAACGCGGGGTTCTGCTTCAGTAACGCGACGCCAAGTTCTGGCGTATACGCTACAGCCTTCTCAATACCATCCACCAGCTCACCTACTCCCTCCCAGTCTTTCAAAAGGAAGCGCGCGCAGTTATCGATGAGCAGGTCATCAATAGAGTCAATTTCACCCACGCTGGCGAGATCGAACGCGTCGGTACCGACCTGATAGCTCGCGTCCATTTTGTCGATATGGCGCCGCACCAGAGCATTGCGTGAGCGGTACTGTGGATTCTCGCTGCTGGCCACCAGCAGGCGGAGTTTAAACAGTGCTTCTTCTTCCGGTGTGTATTTCTTTTTACGGCCATCAGGCTTTTTAAAAGGGAAAAACCAACGCTCGCCACTCAGATCAAGTTGAGAAGAAATAATCAGCATACAGACTCCAGAAAAATCCCGAACCGCGATGTTCTGCGGAACGGGACAGGGAAATTAAGGTGCGGTGACAGTGATTTCAGACGTTGCCGTAAAGGTGCGAGCCTTCCCGGTGATCGTGGCGTTTCCGGCAGCATTGCGGGTCACTTTCGCCGTTTTTTGCCCGGTAGAAACTACGCTGGCAATTGCAGGATCCGATGACGTCCACTTGACGATATCTGTTGAATCAGCAGGCGTAAGCGTGGCAGTTAATGTCACCGTAGAGCCGACTACGCCATTTGAAGTGGCTGGCGCAACACTGATTGCCGTCGCCGGTACTTTTGGCGCGCGGGTGATGGTTGGCGGCGTATTGGCGGCGGTTATATCGAGCTGAACCTGCACGATGTCAGTATTCCCGGCGTCCGGCCAGTCGCCAGAAATCTGAACTTCAGGGAAGCTGAAGGTATAAGCGCCTTCGGCGTTCTCCAGCGTGAACGTAAACGGCACCGTTTCGCCGGTGAAGGTTTTTTTATAAATCTCCCAGGCGGCCTTGGACCATGACAGCGTAATCTGGCCTGACGGTGTAAAGGTCGTCGGAATGTTTGCGCCAGCAAATGCTGAGCCGGTACCGATACAGCGTTGAGTCTGCATGTTGTTATCAAACTGGATGTTAAACGTATCCACACAGAAGCCGGCACCACCCGCCACCCCATTCAGACTCAGGCCTGTCACTTCCTTAAACGAATAACGCAGCGCGCCAGCACCATCCACCGGGTTAGTGAAATAGCTGGTGTCATCCGCTTTGGTGTCCCAGTCAAGCCCGGCGAAAGTGATGGTCGCAGTGATATCGCCATCATTCGGGATTTCAATCTGGAAAGTGGCAACCTGGCAACCGCGGGCAATCTGCGCGATACCTACATCATCAGCGTATGAAGAAACGGAAAAAGTAATGCGGTTGTTGCCCATCGTCAGCACATTATCGAGCCAATCCGCTCCGAAACAGCTCGCCAGAAAATCATCATGCTGATTCCAGCGAAATTTGGTGCCGACATCGCCGCCGACATCAATCGTGCCACGGGAAACGCCCTGCGCCATACGGTCACCACCGATTTCGTCGTTATCGTTGGTGTTCTGCGTTGGCATCAGCCCGAACGAAGAACGGCGTAACAGGTTCCATACACCAGCAGAGGGTGTCTCCCCCGGTGTGGTTTCGCGAATAAACGCGGTTACTACTTTTGCGCCTGAACTCACAGGAGCCTCCTGTTGATTGTGCGCTACAGCGCGCGATAAGGGATTTGAAGATTGAGCTGAGACCAGCCATCGGTTTCACCTGCTGGGATGGCGGATACGGCGAAATAACTTAGTGCTCCGTTGTCCTGAAACTCGAAAAGTTGCGTTAATTTGTCGGCGGCCTGTGTCAGCTGCAGAGTGCCTGAACCTACAGGGACGAAAAGCTGGATGATGAGAACCCCGGTTCGGTGCACAGTCGGCCCCGCTCCAATTTCGTTAGCACCTGCTTGTCCGGGGATGTCAGTAAGACGCGCCCAGATTTTTCGACCGCTGGGATCGAATACAGGACCGTTTGGGTAGTCCACCGCATCCTGGGCAATAGCGGTCTGCGTCGTCATTCGTCTGATGACAACGTTTCTTATTTCTGTGAGGGTCATTTGTAGGCCTGAGTTACACCATTAAATGAGACGGCATAGACGCCTGTCGGCGCTTGCGTAGAGTGGCCATTCTCCAGTGGTACGGAGTAAGGGAGGTTTGACTGAATGTAAATCACCGAGTAGGCCGGCGCCTGATTGATGATATTTTTCCCGTTGAGGAATGTCATCGTTCCCCGCGGGTCAGGCTCTGATGGTATTGAATGATCCGGTTCTCCAATACTGACAAAGTGTGACGCCCGGAAAGTTCCTGCGCGATACTCAGCCGGGCGCCGGATATCCATGCCATCGTTAACACGGACTTTCTTTCTGAGACGGCCTGTCTTTGTCAGGTTGGCAGGATCGGCATAAAGAGATTCGTTCCACTCACCTACCGCTTTGTTGTACTGCACCGCCGTGGCGTTGATAGCCCATAACTCCGGGTTACCTACAGGCGATCGCTGAACGATTTCATTCAGCAGCTGAATGGCGATAGTTCTCTGCCGTAACCTCACATCGTCCTCCACCAGCCCGGCGAATGCCGCCGGGTCAATGTTCCAGCCCTTAGCCATATCACGCCCTCCGCAGTTGAATGGAGTACGCAGCGCCAGCAGAGTCTGCAGAAGCGGTAATGACCTCGTAGCGCTGGAGTACGCCAGTAATCGGGTCAGGTGCCGTGATGATGTGCTCAACCGCTGGCTTGTCGGTGACCTCATTAACCAGGGCGGTGAGTTTCACATCACCATGAAGGATGTTAACACCATCGATGCGGCGGAGTTTATAGCGCGCCAGCACTCCACGCCCTGAGTAAGTCACCTGCGTTTCAGTGCCGGTTTCCGTAACCGGATCCCAGTCACCCCGAACGGTGTATGAGCCAGTGAAATTCTTAACAGCATCCTGAAGGTCGGTATCGAATGCTGAGGCAACTTCGGTTTGCAGTTCGTCGCGGATACCCACGGTCTACCTCCTCTATGCCTTTTTCACCAAGAAGCTGAAGCGGGATATTGTTAGATACATATCCGCCAGTAAAATGGACCAGAACACTACCATGCAGCTTTCTGGTGTAGATCTCACCGTTGCGTTTAACCCGCAGCGGGAGAGGAGCAAACTCAACAACGCCCTTTGCCGGGTTCGCGTAAACGACATGTCTGATCGGGTTTCCATTCACAAACACATCGCGAGGACCGAGCCCATCACCGGCATAATGTACATCTGGCTTTTGCATGTTACCCCCTCACAAGCCGCACCTGCGACTGATTAACACCGTATGGCTTAAGCATGGCCAGAGCCAGCTGCAGGTCAGAATCGAGCAATGCAGAGCTGTTGGTAGCGAGTTCTGCGAAGGTTTTGGAAACAGAAACGTCGTCAGCGTCAACTGCCTTACTCAGCAATACCCCCGAATCAGTTTTCTGCTGATACAGCCCGCCATTTGCCGCCGCCAGCGCCGCATAGGCGCCAGCCTGTTTTACATCGTCAGGAATGATGGTTTCGTGAGTTGCCTTATCACACGGCATTTTCAGGTTAAGTCCATTCATCCAGGTATTAGCCATCAGCACAGATTTGGCTTTCTTGCTTTCATCCGCCCAAGTGGCACCGAGAATCGAATTGACATCCTCAACAGTGATGAAAGTGATCATGCATCACTCCATTTCTTTCCAGCCGTGCGCCTTCCAGTTCTCCACTTCATGAGGGTGAACGTTGGCGGTATTGGGCGCACCCGGGAATGCCGGGAAATCGGTAACCATCGCCACCAGCTGCGATGTGGTCGATACGGGTACGTTGTTATCCGCCTGCGTAGACGCAGTTTGCTCAGCAGCTCGCTGAGCACGTTGCTCTTTCGTCAACCCGGCCATAAGCCCTCCATTAAAAAAAGGGGCCGAAGCCCCCGATAATTAACCCAACAGCAGAACCGAGTGCTCAGTTTTCACTGCCGCTACGCCCCAGGACAGGCCAACTTCGTAGCGCACCTGGCGGTATTGACGGTACAGCGCCACCTGGTAAGTGATGCCTGACACCGGGTCAGTAACGTTCATGACGTCATCCGCAGTATCACCGCCCTGCGGCATTGCCGGGGTACGCGCAGCCAGCAGGAACGCGTTACGGTCGAATGCCATGTTTGCGGTATATCCACCTACGGTAGTAATCGCGGAGTTATCCGCCAGCGCCTGACGCAAGCCCGGTGCCGCCAGGGTAATAGTGGTAGCAGTAGCTGCAGCAACGAGGTATTTGTTGCTGTCCCCATCGAACGTCACAATGTCACCTGCTGCGAAAGCGCCTGTACCGGTATCAATCGCGATCAGGATGTCACCCTCAGATTTTGCGCCATTCACCAGATAATCAGCAGCGGCCGATGCTACACGTTTTTTGACGTGGGCAGATTCGTGGATGTTGAATCCCTCCAGACGACCCACGATACCCTCACGCAGCAGCGCATCGGTACCAGACTCGTTCACCTTGAACAGAACTGACTGTTTACCACGGAGGTTAGCAATCGCAGAGGAACCAAGGACCATCTGCAAATCGGTAGTCGGGGAGCCGTTATCGGACAATACCTGGCGCGCATTTGCCGCATCCGACAGATCCCCAGCAATCCCGAATGGAGCAGTACCAGCCGTACCGACAGCGCGGGAGGAAGTGAAATACAAAGCCGCGAGATCCGAGTCCATCTCATTTGCCAGCGCACGGAACGCTTGCTTGAACTGATCCGCCAGGATGGTGTTGTATGTCCCCGCGGGCCCCAGCGCCAGTTGTTCTTCACCGTTCCATTTGACCGGGGCCATTTTGGATTTGGTGATTTTGACATCAACGGTGCCGAACGTCTGGTCGCCGTCATTTGGCGCAGTAGCCCCCGGGGTAATATCAACAGTGGTTGCCGGTGGCGCAACCGGCGCAGTAACAGTCTGGTCCTTCGCCGCCGCATCAGCTTTCGCATTGCGAGATACTGCCGGGATAAAACCGACCTGTTCGCGAGATACGGTATCTAGAGCCGTGAAGATAGTCGGGATCAACCCGGTAAGCGTATTAGCCATGTGTATGGATTCCTTGGAGATTAAAATATAGGGTTGGTTGAGCTATCCAGCTCCGGCACCAGCTGCCATCCGGCGGCTGGCAAAGAATTAATCGACGATGGTGATACCGTCTTTGAGAGTTGATTGCTGATCTGTCGGGTTCAAACTGGTAAACGCATCGCGTTTCATCGTTTTCTGCCCGAGTGAATGCTGAGACTGGCGAGAGCCGCCGCCCTGGTTGCCACTGGCCTTCAGAATGTGGTCTTTCTGTGGGTACTGCTCCACCAGGAACTCCAGCGCCTCATCAAAGGCTGCCAGCTCGCCCGGTTTAGAGCGGGAGTAAATTTTGTTGCCAGAGCCATCATAGGCAACGACTTTGCCGTCCTCGACTTTGAAGGACTGACCGAACCGCGCCTGAAGCATATCTGCCGGAATTGCCACTTTATCTGCGATGAATTTCGAGCCAGAGAACCGGCCGCCTATCATTTCCTGATAGAGCTGGCCTTCTAAGGTCGTCGCACGCTGAGTAGCTTCATCAAGCTGCGCCTGGAAGGATTTGGTGATATCCGCTTTAACCTGATCAACGGCGCCTGCATCGATCAGTTTTTTCTGGTCGATTTTAGTCATCATCTCCAGCGCTTCGAGTGCCTTCGCCGGATCACCGACTTTGGCAAACTTAGCCAGACTGGCTTCAGCTGCTTCTTTGGCTTCACGATGAGATTTTGCCTCGCCATTCAGAGAGGAGATTTTCCCAACGGCCTGCACAGCATCAAAACCAACTTCCTGGCCGTCATCGTGGACGTAGACGGGTAAACCGCTGGCATCGACTTCTGCATAGCTTTTGCCGTTAACTTCGACTGTTTTCAGTTTCATGTGGTTACCTTTTCGGGGTCATCCGACCGTTGCACCGCTCACCATCCGGATCACGGCAATAAAAAAAGGCCGCCCGGAGGCAGCCTGATTGAAGACTTAAATAGCTTTAAAGTCTGGCGTTGCTGAACGCCTGAGCATCCAGGTTACGCAGTTGCTCCAGAGTCAGCCATTCGCCCTTGTCGTTGTAGAAATCATCGGGCGACATGCCGCCGTCACGAATCAGCCGGGCCCTGGTTACGCCAACGATCTGGGACTGTCGCGTGAACGACTGGCGCGAGAACCAGCCCTGATAATCGGTATCCGAAGACACCTGCCCGTCCATGCTGGCACGTGAGCTATCGGATATTTGCCCTACAGCAATACCGAGCTCATCAGACGATTTCAGGATGTAGGTTTCGACGCTACGACAGCAGAAATGGATTTTCCCAGGGCCCTGCAGATACGGCACCTTATGGCCGATCGGTTTGTTATCAAGTGTGTACTTGAGGCGGTCGCGAATCCGACAGTCTTTTGATGTACGGTTATCCAAAGTGGATAACCACTGCTTACCCTTCAAAAGGTCATCGTTCGCATCTGCAAAGGTTTTCCTGGCCGTCGAAGCAAGATGCCCTACAGCCGTTTTTGCAATACTGCCAGCATTGGTGCGGCTCATCTGCAGCGCGCCATCCTGATAGCCACGGTTAGCATGACCCCGGACCTTTCTGGCGATTTGCTCATGGGTATCGCCCAGGAGAAAACCCTGCCGCACTGTATTGGATATTCTAGCCATCCTGTCAGCTTCAAGGTTATCTGCCCACTCCGAAAGCAGGCGCCCCTGAAACGGCTGAGCCATCGCCGCAGCGTAAACGGCATCCGGCGAAATGCCCACCAGTGGATGAAGCGATAGAACATCGTCGGGGATCGCAAACTGGAACAGGCTCATCTGAAAACCTGCTTCGTGCTGAGCGAGTTGCTGCAGCTCATCAGATAGTCCCGCGTACATTGACTGCACAGCCTCACGATTGAGAGCTCTGACACTAACGAGCAGCGCTTCCAGTCGCGACACGGTAAAGCTTTCAGCATCCAGGCTATCCATCGCCACCAGTAATCTGGCTGTCAGTTCCGCATCGCTGTCATTCAGGATTTTTATCATCCTGTTTGCAACGCTGGTGCTGTATCGCGCTACCCATATCGCATGGGATATCGATTCATCCTTAAGCTTGTCATTCGCCGTTGCCATTTGCACCACCCGGGTTACTCAGTCCGCCAGCAAGCGTGACCTGCTGATTCCGCAACTCGTCGATTACCTCTTCGGGCTTCGCGTCCGGATCGATAAATTTGAGGGCCTGCAAAACGCGAACAGCATCGACCTGACGTATATCACCACCCTGACGGAGCGACTGAACAGCCGTTGCAGCTGCGGCATCAAACGCCTGGGCTGATACATCCAGTTCGGTGCGTACATCGACATTGCCGCCTTCTTTCTCGCCCAGCCATTCCGCCATAATTTGCAGGATATTATCGAGCGCATCCTCAAGAGAGCTTGCCATGGTGTAGAGAGGTGAATTCTCCTGCATCCGCTCTTCGTGAGTCTGGTCTAAGGATTTAGTCGATGTGTTTTCCGCGCGCAGCAGTTTTGCGCCAGCCTGGCGCATCTGATGTTCCAGATCCTCAAGGGAAATTTTACCGGCTTCGATTGCAGCCCCGGTATGCTCGACATATTCCAGTCCCTGCCGCTGACGGTCATCGAAACGAGTCGCAGAGGAAGAACCTATCGTCAACGTTTCGCCATCAGCCAGACCGTAAGCCACCAGCAACGGCACGCGAGCGACATGCAGGATGTTGTCCTGTTCACTCTGACTCTGCCAGTGCTTGATATTCAGTAAAGCGAGATTAAGCAGTGGGGGTGAACCGCGCATAAAGCCTGTACGTTTCGTGTAAAGCGTCACCAGCGGAATATCATCGCTACTGGTTTTCCACTCGTCGTGAATCTGCCACAGGCTTTCGCTGTTATCACCTTTATTTCGGCGATAAATTTCAACCTTGCCCGGCATGATATGGCGTATTTGCTCAACTTTCGTTTGCCCGTAATCATCGCCATCAATAATGATGACCTCTCTGATACGCAGATCGGTGAGCACCACTTTCCCTTTAACCACTTTCGATTTCCAGCCAATAACCTGGCGAGGATTAAGCATCGTGGCATACGGGCGGGATCCCGCGGCTTTTTCGTCGGCTTTAGTTTTTACTGCCTCCGGGTCAATTTTCGGGAAATCCACCAGCGCATGTACCAAACCATACTGGAATCCGATGCTGAAAAATTGCTGTGCCCAGACATCGAGCCGGTTTCCTTCCATATCAATATCTGGCGACAGCTCCCGTATTTGTTCAGGAGAGTCCTCACTCAATACTGTCGGCTCAGCAAACACTCGCCCGATGTTTTGTTTAATGGCCTCTTCATAGGCAGGTAGTAACGTTGCCGAAGCTAAACGCTCCTTATAGCTTTGAGGATCTTCGTTCGGCCATTTCGGGAGATACTTCTTGCCCTGCCGGCGCATTTCCAGCGTGCCGCCCATCAGCGCATCATTAATATCCCATGCCTCAACCATGTCGTTATAGTCGAGGTTGGGCGTTGAAATATCAGGCATGGTTTTACATCCGCAGTTGGGTGACTTTTCCAGTCGGTTTAATGATCGGGAATTGCTTCACAATGAAATACCCACCAGCATCGTTGGGGTGATCGTTATCCGCCGTTTTATCCGGCTCACCGTTTTCACCCCAAACCTGTTGCTCAAGCGACTCGGTGTACACCGGGCACCGCTTTACATTCACTTTGTAGCGACGTTCATCGTTACCATTGCAGAACATGGCATTCATCGCGTTGATGCGGTCTTTCACTGGCGGGTTTGATGCATTAACAACAACATTGAAGCCGGCCTGCTTAAGCTGGGCGATATCCGTAGCGCTGGCATTGCTGGATTTGCGGGAATCGCCGGAAGCGTCCGGGTAAATATAGATTTCCCGCACCTTACGATAATCGTTGCCGTCGTACAGCCAGAACCGTTCTTTGATGATGCGGATCATGTCAGGTGTGTCGTAAGCCTTCACGATTTCATTAACCGCAAATGGAAGCCCCAGCCGTAATACATGAACAATCCCGGCCATCTTCCCGACGTTGAAATCCATACCGATATACAGCGGCTCACCGGGTTGTTCTTCCTCCCGGCAGTTATTCAGCTTACGGTCAAACTGATGGTAAATCGTCCCGCTGGTAAGGTTGGTGAACTGGCCACGGAGATAAGCCTTGATCAGTTCTGGCGGGTATGACTCCATTAGCGACGGGATATAGTCCGGCGGCAGATTCTTTTCGTTGTCGAACGTCGAGGCCTGCACCAGGCCGTACAGCGTTGAGAGCGAAGGCTTATCGCGTACAGCCTTTGCGAACTGCTGATAAACGAATTTAAACCCTTCCGGCGTCGTGGTGACGTCGATCCCGTTTCGCAATCCGGACACGTTGTAACGCATACGTGCAATAATTTTTCGCCAGGCTAACTGCGCCTTTTTCGCAGGCATTACGTCCAGCTCATCAATCAGCGCATTACCGATTTTAAAACCAACGATGGTTTGCGGTTTCTCCATCGAGCGGCAAATCGTCGTTCCTCGGTACTGGCGCCCGGCGTAGAAGTGAACCTCTTTGTTTCCCTCGTTGATTTTGACGTTCAGCCCCCAGTCGTGAGCCACCTCCTCAACAGTGGGATAAAAGATGTCACGGATCTGCGGATACGTTGGGGCAAAGTAACCCTGGTTGATTTTGGGGTGTTCCCACATCCCTTTGCAGATACCACCACAACCGACCCATGTTTTGCCAGAACCGAAGCCAGCGACGTAGGCCTTAAACTTGTACTGCATTGCAAGGAATTTGGCCTGAGGGATGTTAAGCGTCGGTGCTATCGCCATCCTCTTCCCTCACTCGTGCATCGACTACGTTGATATTGATTGCAACTGGCGTTGGTTCGTCATCCTCAGGGTCAGCAGCCAGCTCTCTGCGTAATTTTTCGACCTCCAGTTGCCGGCGCTCGATTTCAATCTGCTGCAGGCGCTGGGCGAACTCGCTATCAGCCAGGCCGAGACGTTTCATAACCGCCTCGTACATTCGCTCGCGGCTAATAGCGGTAATCTCCACGCCGTTCTTCCCGAGCTTCACACCGGAATAGGCAAGCGCAGCATCCGGCGCCAGCTTGCGCGTATCGGCGAAGAAAGGCTGGCCGATGCCATCACCATTGCAGCGAGGACATTCCGGGTTAGGTGCGCTGGTGTGGTCGTAGCCGTATCCCCCATCATCCAAAGGTTTCCGACGTTTATGCTCAAGCGCTTCGATGCGCTTCTCTTCGTACTCCACAGCATCGCGCCACTGATACTGATGACCGAAGCCCCAGCAGTAACGACAGCTCCCGCGGCGATACTGAGAAAGCTGGTTGGCGTCGAACGTTGCCAGCCGCCACATCTGCTCAAGCACTTCATCAGCGCTGCCGAGCGTGCGCACAATCGATGCTTTCTGCTGCTGCGCAATGGCCTGCGCAACGTTAGGATTCGTTAGAAGCTGACGCCCATAGTTTGGGTCGCTGTAGCCTGCGCGCTCAGCAGCTGCCGTAGCGTTCTGGTCCTTGAGGTATTCGGCAATGAAGCACTTTACCTTTGGACTCAGTTTGCTCTCCACCAGCTCTTCTGCGCACTTTTCCTTTTGCACAGTGCGCAATTTCTTCTGCGCAGGTTTTTGCGCAGTTTGCGCAGTGGGTTTCTTGATATATCGGCGGGCAGTAGCGTAATTCAGTCCCTGCGCTTCACACCAATCCTTCGGTGATACGCCGGTTGCGGCATGATCGGACAGGAACCGTTGCTGAAGCTCGCCCCAGTCCGGTTTTGCCATGGTCTTTTCCTGTGGTTGAAGCCATTAAAAAAGCCACCAGATAGCTGGCGGCCTTTGTAATGAGTTCATTAACTGGACAGTTCAGTCGCGGTATCAAACAACGCCAGCGCTTCGGTCGCTTCCTGAATCGCCTTGCGGGTTTTCGAGACAATCTCACTTTCCGTGTAAACACGATCGAAAGAGTCTGCGAACAGCTCGGCTTTGAGATAGCTATCGCCAACCCAGTCAATGGCCAGCTTCGCCGCAGCGGTGTCGTAATTCACTTTCTTGATGATATCCAAGCGGATTTGTTCTGCAGGTGTAATTTCTGACATGTATTACCTCTATGCGATGGGGGAGCATTATCGAAGCCACTATCCAAAGCGTCTTCTGTAATGCCATGAAAAAAGCCACCCGAGGGTGGCTGCGACTAGTACAATACTTTCTCAAACAAATCTTTATGGAAAAAACCAATAAACCAGATTATAAAGTGACGCAATAAATGAAAGGAAGCTGATGAATGCAAAGAAGATTGCAATTATACCAGGCTGTCCCATCATATAACTTGCAACTTCTTTTGAGTATGGTTTCCCCCTTTCCTCCGCCGCTTTGAGCTCAGCCCTTGCCTTTGAAAGTTTTCGCTCCGCCGTAATATGACATAAGTATCCAAATACCAGAGCGATAATTAAAAAAACTATGAAGCCAGTTAACGTATTCATTAAACTAATCCTAAGTTTAGGGTAAAGCACATTATTTTCTCACCCTACTATAAGTGATTGTAATGGCTTAGCATAACAAGCTCTGTTTACTCCTACCTTTTTCAGTAGGTTTTGACTTTTGGGATTCTTCATTAACTTAATAAAGTTCATCTACTCAATTTCACTGGGGGTTAACCTATACGGTACAGCCATCCTGCTGTTTAGCTTCACTCATTTAGTAGCCTTTTCGGTTAGGTGCGGGCAATTGGCCTGCACTGATTTGTTGTGCGCCAGAATGTCGCGCTTGGTCTGCTTATCCAGCACATCGATATCGTGGTCGGTCAGGTAGATGATTCGTACCCAACTGCAGACCGTATCAACCACCACCGGGGCGGGTAAACTTTTCGCGCAGCTCCCGATCAATATCGTCATCAGGCATATGGTTAACGGTCTGCTGTACATTGCTGGCCTCTCTGGTGGCTTCCTCTTTCCGTTCTGCCGCGGCGATACTGCCGGCGGCATTATCTTCAATGCGTTGCTGCTCGGCTTTCGCCTCCGCTATATTGGTGCCGCGTGCGTGGCCTAACCCGAATGCAGCGGAAATAACACCCAGGATAACAACTACTATCCCGGCGATAGCTTCTAATCCCATGCTTACCCCACCAATACCGATTTTGCTTTCAGGAATCGCGCACGTCGATCATCTATGCCGTTCTGGCCACCGTTTATTATTTGAGTTACGCGAGTTAAGTCGCCCGCGTATTTCAGGCAACCTTTGGAAGTAAAGAACCAGGCGGCGCTTCTGGCTGCATAGGCATCATTCGCAAGCAGTTCTGGCTGAGTAACAAGGTCGACCTTAAGGCCATTGCCGCAATCGCGATAATTTCCCAACCCGGTGATCTGAATAATGCCGCGTCCACGATAGAGCCAACCATCACCCGGCCCTTTGTTACCGTTACGCTTGCTGTAAACCAGATTTGCGATAGCGCGCTGTCGCGCCAATGGCAAAGATGGTTCACCCTGCCGGCGGCCCAGCGCTTTTGCCTGGTCTTCAGTTAACCGCCCTGCTCGAACGAACCCGGCTAAACCAGCAACGCTATAATTGAAGCTTTCCACCAGTTGGGAAAAACCCAGGCTTTCATGCCCACATTGAGCAATGAACATCGCCTGATCGACGGCAGTTGTGATACCAAATTCTTTCATCGCAGCTGTGAAGTGCGGAAACCAACGCGTAGTTAACTCGGCGCTGATACCTGCCGCCTTCTGAAATTGAGATTGATTCATTAGAGCCTCAATGTATCGACCAGACGCGCCACGTTACCCCGTGCCCACAGCACAGCGGCACATATCATCACGTTGGCCAGCACCACCAGCCAGTGAGACTGAACGTAAAGACCAAAGATAAATTGGAAAGGTATGCTCGCGTAAATCAACACCAGCAAGTAAGCAAGAATCGAGATACCAGGCCGATGCCTGGCACCGTGTCGTTGATAAAACATCAATGCGCAGACTATAACGGCACATATCACCGCATTGACCAGCGCAGCCGGGTCATTTATTACCACTCGAACCTCCTCCCCTTAATCGGGAAAGTAATCCAAACAGGCTGCTCAGGTCCTGGCTGTTAATGAAAGTTAGGACCTTAATAGTGATAGCTGAAGCCACCACCGCTCCGAGCGCGTCTAGCGGTCGGTCTGTATAGCCTGTCCAGGTAGTAAATTTTGAGCCTAATAATCCTGCAGCCAGAACACCGACAATAAACGACGTCATGAAGTAAGCTATTTGCCTTCCACGTGTCAGGTTTGCGGTCGTTGCCACATAAAATACCGCGCCGCCAAAAGCCCCAAATACCACACCAAAATCGGTATGAGTGATAACGCCATATACGACGGAACCAATTAAACCGCCGCCAAAAATCAGGCCGGTACCAGTTAAAGGATCGGACATTAAGCCCCCTCTTATTGCTGTGAGTCCTCTCAGAATTGAGGGGAAAAAGAAAAGGCCACGCATAAGCGCAGCCTCAAATAATTTGTTCCTCAGCTCGCCGAGGTACCGTATTTATTGCGAAAAAAAGCCCGCTGAGAGAGGCGGGCTGAAGTTGGCATTTCAAGGAGCAACGGTAAGAGCGCGCCTGATTGTCCGAGCTACCGATTTACCAGGATGCATTTGTTTTTTTCCGTTACGTTCTTTAAACATAGAAGGGTAACTGTAAACAGTAAACCCGCCATGAATCTTAAATATGTTTAGTAGCAGTGTGGTGCCGGGTGCCTCCCGGTGAGCACGCCCCAGCCGGCATGACTCGCGCTGCATTTACAGGATTTCTGTAACTGACTGGTCGCCCCTCCGCTCAGGGGGATTCACCACAATTATAAATTAACAAGATGGTATTTATCAGGTCAATACGTAGTGACATCAGTAACCTACACCTGTTAACTATCTCCGGCTCCCCATGGCAAACATTTCATATAAAAAAGCCCACGCGTTAACGTGGGCTAAGATAAGGGGTGTGGTGCCGGGTGCCTCCCGGTAAGTCGTTGGTCAGCCACCATGACTTGCGGTACGAGTGAATCTTGAGGATTCAAATACAATGCTGTTTCCGCCCCTCCGCATAGGGGGATTCACCACACCCGAAAGTTAACAAAGCATTAACCTTGTGGTCAATAGTTTGTGACACCAGGACGCTACGCCTGCTTATTTCCTGCCGCTCTGTTTTGGTATTGGCCGCCAGTAACTGCGGCTCAGCCGATTTACAGGTCTTTGCTTCGACCTGCGCTGCAACTCGCTTGAGTACGTCACAAATAAAAAAGGCCGCGCAGATGCTCAACCCTCGTTATTCTGGTAGGTAGACTGGATTGTTTCAAATGCTAAAATCTCATCCCAGGATGCCTATCATCCTGATAATAATGTTAGCTGTTTTACTTGGCCCGCCCATGTGGGCTTTTTTTGTACAAAACTCACACTAAAAACAGACAATGAAAATCATTAAAATCTCAATTCTTATAGTTGCTATTTTTCAATCCGTTATGTCATATGCAGCAGATATTCCCAAGGGTAAATATCAACAAGGTGACTGCATACGTGGAGCAGACCCGTCTTACTCATGGGATGGACAATTCGCAAAAGTTGAAGCCTACTCGTACATAAGCGGATTCATAGGGCCAAATTACATCCTCTACTTTCCTAATTACAAAGCCAGTTCAGTTATTTTCAGCCCTGATATTGAAAAGTCGACCATCAAAGTAGAGTCCGTTTATTGCCAGAAGCACTGATAACGTCGGCCAGCACTGCATCCCACCTGGGAACACCACAAATAGAAAAGGCCGTCAATCGATAGCTATAAAAAACGAAAAAGCCCCGGCGTTTGCCAAGGCTCAAACATTCTTCTTCAACGATGAACATACAATGCCCATCGTTAGAACAAATTAACACGAATTCGGGAAAAGTAAATATCTCAGCGCGTTATTTGTTTGAGCTGTCCCTCCGCCCACGCCTCTTCTATATCGAATTTAGTGATCAGTTCGTCAAAGAACGGTTTAACAGACTTCTTCCATGTATCCAGGGTGATGACGTCCGTTACCCGGCAAATGGCACTGTGCACAGCAGTGGAGAGGATTCGCTCATACCCACGACCACCACAGCGCTTGCAGTTGCCCATGACAGGTACACCCTGCTTCTCGGTCTCATCCTGGTTCACTACCTTCCCCCGACCATGGCAGTCGTTACACGAGGCACTGACAGTCCCTTTTCCCTTGCACTTTTGACAAAGCACCCGAACCTGCTCCCGGACAGACTTTACTTCTTCCCAGTCCGACGGCAAGATTCCCTTTGTTACCTTGACCCACTTTGGCGGTTTCCCATCTGGATACGATACTTTGTTGGTGAATACCTCTGCGTCGATGAATCCGGAACCGCAGCAACAGTCACATTTTTTTTTGCTGGAAGCGCTACGGGAATAATCTTCAAAGGCGAACGTTGCGAGGATATGGATAACTTGGGGTTTTACGTTCGGCGCGAGCTTGTGCAACGAGGCAACTTTATCGCATTTTGTCAGCGCGTAATCAGCCAATAGTCCGATAGCCCGATCCCGGTCATTGTTGCTAATGCCCATCTTGCCCAGGAATGCGCTATACCCCATTGCGGCACGTTCCTGCGTCATGCCCATTGCAGCCATAATGTCAGTGCCGGTTAATGAGTCTGATGACGTTGCTCGTGGAGAATCGCTAATCACCGTGGACTTCGCGAAGTGGTATTTCACTGTATTTTCGAGGTTCATGCTGTCTCTCCCAGGGTTTGATAGATGCGGACGAAATTTTGCAAAATGCGGTAGTCAACAAGTACGGTGCCACGGTGCCGGCAGAGACGGAGCTTTTGCCAGCGGTCGCGGATGCGTTCGATAACATCACGGCTCATGCGGCCTCCCGTTGTTTTATGAGCGCACGGCGTAGCGCGCTGTAATGGCGCCTGATACCTTCCAGTTCTTCGATGGTGTATCGGTGAGGGGTATTGTTGTTTTCAAGCGCCTCGGCGCGTTCAGCGCCAATTTTCTCTACCAGGCCAATGCGGTACTGCTGCTGATTACCGGACAACTGCACGTTGCAGTGATGACACTGCTTGTGAATGTTGTCCTCGTTGTAGCGCAGGTGTGATGCTTTACCGCGGGAACGGTAATGGCCGGCTTCCCACTGAACCGTGTCGAAAGTGCCGCAACTGATACAAGGCAAGTCGTAATCTCGTTCGCGGATATAGTCGTTAACGACACGCTGGGTCATATCTTCCCAGTGTCTGAGAGGTTTCACTGCGGCTTTGCGTTTGCGCCAGTCGGCGCGCTCTTTCTTCTCTTTCGCCTTAGCCTGCTTTTCGCGTTTTTTCTCAAGTTCCTGCATGGCAAATTCAGCGCCATGCTCAGGAGAGCACCAGCGGTGGTTTTCGAATGCTGGAGTGAATTTCGCCCGGCAGATTTTGCAGCGTCGTTGGGGTCTCTTTGCCATATTCACCCCCACATCCGGTTGCGCCAACGGGAATCAGGACGCGGTGGATTCTTGTCTTCCACCAGCTCAGCACTGACGGTCCAAGTCGTAAAATCTTGGTTTAAACTACGTTCGACCTTAACCCCGCGTTTGCGGTACTTATCCATCAGTTCATCGGCCTGCTGGGTTGTGCAGTCGTGATGGTGAAACCATGAATATTTCATCGCCTCACCCCGCAAAGCTGAGCAATTGAGACGCTGCATTTTCAGCAGCTTCACGACTGGCGAATTTTTGGGACAGAATCCACCGCCAGAGCACATCTAATGAGGCCTGGTAAAGCTGGTGGAATTCGGTTTCGTCCATAGTGGCGAAAGAAATACTGCGTGGGTGCTTTTTCAGAGTGCCATCCGGCAGCTGTAGCGCATCGTAATGGCCTGCTTCGACGATTACCCATGAGCGATAGGCGTCAAAGGATTTGCAGATGCTGATGCTTCCGGCTCGTTTTTCTGCGACGCGGTCAAGATACTGCTCGGCGATATCCTGGAATACCGACTCATTGCCGCCATGGGATGCAAGGAATTTTGAATAACCGAGAATCAGCTTGCGCTCGTTCGAAGAGATTGCGCCGCCGGTAGGCTCCCAGTATTCAAAGCCCAGATTGAGTAATGCGAAATATCGGCGGTGAAACGCCGGATTGCGGACAAGCTTATATTCGGCCTCCAGGACGGCACCGAGCTTGCATTTTGATTGCAGAAAATCGCTGGTCTCCTGCGTGGCAGGGATCAGTAAACCTTGTGACTGCTTTATTAAGTGCAATTGCGCCATGGTGTTCACTCCGTGGCGCATCGATGTCAGGTTGCTGGTTGTTCAGGCCAGCTCAAGAATTATGATTGCGTACGTAGTGACAAGTCAATTTTTAGAAGCCATTTCCCTTACAACTTCCATAATGGTTTCTTTAGACCAGTAACGATCGTCCCTGCTTAACTTTCTGTGAGTTATGTAACTGTCGTAGGTGGAAATGATATAGCGCTCTTCCGCCCCCATCATGAAGGACATCAATTCCCTTCCTTTCCCATCGGTTATGGTCACTCGCAGATCTGACTGAACTACACCCTCCACGGAATCCCCCTGAGCGACATACAGACGCGATTAGAAATTGTCGGCAGCAGCATCAAAGGGATTCGCAAATTGCGGTATTCTGAAAATGCGCGCTACCCCTGAGTACACCCTTAATAGAACCAATCGTCTGCACTTTCCCAGGTTTCCTGAAGGATCCCTTCAACCGTCTTCTTCGACTCGTTTGCTCCAACATAAACGCTTAACCCATCCGAACCAGCACGACGAACAATCAGACTGCAATCCTCGAGATGATTCCGAAGCCTTTTTAGCAGTTCTTTTTCCAGCGCTGGCATTGCTCCATCAGGAAGTTTCTTTTTATAATCAATAGATAACTCAACTTTCATGGTGGCGCCCTTTGCATATACTGTGTTTTTATACAGTACACCTACCTAGAAAAATGGTCAACGCGACAAGAGCACAAAATGTCAATACCATTACATAATCAGCCTAGTTCCTAGTGATAGAAACGAGTTCAACACAACTTTATAGACTGATAAAACAGTTGTATCATTGCCCCTTAACATACCTGAACTCTTACATGCCCCTGAGAATCTAATGACAAAAGCTGAAATCCCATTGAAGACTGAGCGACTACACACAGTAGCCCCGTATATTGGGAAAATGCGGCCAGAAATTGCAGGTTGGGCTATCGAGACCGTTTCTAAGCCTGGCGATTTAGTGTACGACCCATTCTGTGGTTCGGGTACTGTCCTTCTTGAGGCATGGTTGAAAGGAAGAGACGCTGTAGGGACTGATCTCAATCCCTATGCATGCTTGATTTCACGGGCAAAACTGAATCCCTATATGCCTCATGATGTGGATAATGTTAATGAGAAATTAGATTATTACGCTACTTTAGTAGCGAAAATAAAACCCAAAGTAACGCTTGATGAAATTCCTGAATGGGTAAGGGAATTTTACAACCCAGAAACGTTAGTTGACTTATTAACGTGGGTAAAAGTTTTGAAATCAAGTAACGATGATTTCGGACTCGCTTGTTTACTTTCTCTTGCTCATCACCAACGCCCAGGATTTCTCTCATATCCTTCAAGTCATACTGTGCCTTATCTTCGAACAAAGAAGTTTCCGCCATCTGAGTTTCCCGAGCTTTATGAGTACAGGCCAGTACTGCCTCGGCTCAAAAAGAAAATACTCCGGGTATATAACTCATTACCATCGCTTGACTTTTCTTTGAGCCGAAATATTTATCAGCAGAGCGCATCATCAATTGAAACTGAGCGCAAGGTTGATGCCATCATTACTAGCCCACCATATATGGGGCAACTTGACTATGCTCGCGATAATAGATTAAGACTTTATCTTATGGGTGTGGAAAACTGGTCAGAATTGAATAAAGAAATATCACCTAGTGCTACGAGGTTTGTAGAAGATTTCAGTTTATGCTTAAACTCATGGCGTAAAAACCTACGTCATGGCGGCAAGCTTGCTATTTTTGTAGGCACGACCACAAACACCACAAAAAAAAGACTTGATGATATTGTTATTGACTTAATAAATAATGAATGGCCCGATTACGAGCTAACCGACACTATATCTAGTGAGATCCCCGAATCTCGCCGAGCAAGAAAAAACTGCAAAGGAAGTGTTGCTGAGTCTCTATTAATCTTTGAATATAAATAAGGAAAAAAAGTGAAATCAGTAGCGATGTTCAACAACAAAGGAGGCGTAGGTAAAACAACTTTAACCTGTAACCTCGCCTCTTTTATAGCAATGAATTTTAATAAAAAGGTATTGGTGGTCGATTGCGATCCACAATGCAACTCCACACAACTGATAATGGGTGTTGAAAATTCAGCAGAGCTGTATCTAGACCCAAAACCTACTATAAGCACCATTAAAGATGTTTTACAACCAATAGAAGATGGTGATTCAACAATAAATACTGAATTAACCTTCCTCAAATCCAGCGACAATCGATTTGGAGTTGACTTATTACCGGGACATCCTTATTTTGCAATAATTGAAGATAGATTAGGTGTTGCTTGGGGGCAACTCAGAGGGAGAGACAGACAAGGTTTTAGACAAACAAACTGGAATACCTTGCTATGTAATTATTTAGAAGATAAATATGATTTAGTTATGTTTGACTTAGGTCCAAGCTTAGGTTCGATAAATAGATCCGTACTCATGGGATGTCAACATTTCCTCACTCCCCTAGGCTCCGATGTATTTAGCATTATTGGCGTAAAAAATATCTCTTCATGGTTGAACAACTGGATTGATGACTACAATCACTCTTGGTCGGCATTAACTCCAGACGAGAGAAGCGTTCTTCAAGAGCGATTCTCTGTTCTTCCCGAACCTCGCATCAAAAAGGGCTTTATTGGCTATACAGTCCAATTATATATAACTAAGTCTTATGGACAAGAACGTCGTGCGACTAAAGCCTATGAAGCTATAATTGGTGATGTTGATAACGAAATCAGAACTTCATTAATTGATTTTTACTCTGATAGCTTAATTGCCTCTCCTCAAAATTCTAAGTTGGGTGATATTCAGCACTTATATAGTTTGGTTCCTCTCGCACAAAAGCAATCTGTTCCTATTCATGCACTAACGAGCACGGATGGCCTTGTAGGTTCACAGTTTTCAGCAGTTCGAGAATTCTCAAAAAAAATACGCCCCATTGCTGAAAATTTACTTAAAAACCTTGGCATGTCCGTTCAGGAGTAAAATAATGATAAATTGGCCAGACTCTTTAATCGATGAATTAGCCTCTCGCAGATGTGTTATTTTCATTGGATCAGGGGCATCTGCTTCTGCTAAAAAGCGAAATGGTGAAAATGACGTATCACCTCCCACTTGGGCAGGCTTACTTAAATTATTATTAGAACGGTCCCCTGAGGATGCAATTGGATCAAAAGAAAATGCTGAATCACTTCTTGAAAAACAAAATTATCTCGATTGTGCTGAAATTCTAAGAACAACTTGCCTGCCTAGGGCAGAGTATAATCGCTGCATTACTCAAACATTTTCGGGATATGAACCTACCGGGGTACATAAAGCAGTTGAAATTTTAGACCAAAAAGTTGTAATTACTACCAATTTTGATACTTTATATGAAAGTTTATGTCGTCAAGGTCAAGGTAGAGATGGATACTCCGTTATACGATATTATGACGATGGTCTAGTCGCAAGAATGCGCTCTCCAACAAGATTAATTATCAAAGCGCATGGATGTATAAGCGAACCCGAGAAAACAATTTTAACAAAGTCTGATTTCTTTAATGCTCGGAGTAAATACTTCGGTTTCTTTGAAGCATTAGAGAGTATTTTTCTAACACATACAATTTTATTTATTGGGTATAGCGTTAATGACCCTGAAATACAATTAATCCTAGAAAATAATATTATTACCTACCCAAGCGCTAACCCGCACTACGCCACAATGTCCAGTGGCTCTCACCCATCAATATTGGCTGCCTTCAAAAATACCAATAATATAGATATCTTAGAGTACAACCCAGAAAATAATCACGAAGAACTTTTAGACAGCTTAAATAACTTAGGTATTTTAGTGGAAGAAAGAAGAGCGATACATACATAAAATAATTTGAATTTTAGTTTATATCTAACAATGTCGTAACATCGGATATTCGATATTACGACATTGTTGATTTTTTAAAATTAAAAAATCACCACGCATAAATCTCTTTGCAAAGTTAGCTATATGGATAAAGCACATTATAGATACGTTTTCTCCGCAGTCAAATAGCAATAAACGCCTATCACTGAATGATTGGTCGTATACCTTGCTCTTGGCAGGGTGTAATTGAGTTGCCATATACTTGTCTCGAAAAAATTCCAAAAGATTAGCGCACACCAGCGCCGCAGCAAAAAGCAGCGACAGAACAATTATTAGCTTTTACAACAATAGTTTACAATTCGATATTACGTAGATAGCCCTATTACAATGCTACATCCGTCGATTTCCTAACCGGCACGCCCGGAGGCGCATTTACTATCGCTAACTGTGTCGATTCTCCGCTGGAAAAGAGGCCTTCCAGTGTGATCAGCGTCGCCACGGTGTTACTCTTACTATGTCCGCTCAGACGTTGCAGCACTCGATATCCATATCATGGTTCGTGATAACAGATTGGAAAATTGTAGGTTTTAAAGTTATCATGGGAATGATGACCTATGCACTCTATACTCTTTGGAAAACAAAATGGATATCTGGGACAAGAGCAAAATTGTAATATTTTTACTATTTGTCATACCTGGCTTCATAAGTATGAAGATGTATAGCGTCCTTAGACCTAATGCTGTTTTTGATACATCTAAGGCAATTATTGAAATTGTTTCGTATAGCTGCATTAATTATGCAATCTGGTTTACCCCTGTGTATTATGTTGAATCTAAAGAGATTTATGCAGCACATCCTTTCGCATACTTTTTTGTTTACTTATTTATATTATTTGTTAGCCCTATATTATTAGCTTTTCTATTTTCGCGGATGCGTGAATGGGATTGGTTATGTAAATACATGCCTCACCCCACAGGGAGAGCATGGGATTATTTTTTCGGTCTCAAAGTTCCATGCTGGATGATTATCACGCTGAAAGATGGTAAGAAAATAGCGGGTAAGTATGGAGCTAACTCGTTTGCGTCCAGCGCTCCAGAACCTGAACAGATCTATCTTGAGGAACATTGGGAATTAAACAGCGACGGTGGGTTTGAACGTCAGCGCACTTCCACTTTAGGAATACTGATTTTAAGTAAAGATATCGAGCACTTAGAGTTTTTCCGCTTTGAACAGCAGCAAACAACCAACCCATAGAGATTGAGGATTTTGTATATGTCAGAAACTAAAAAAACTTATACGGAAGATGGTTACAAGCCCCTTGAAAAGGGTTATCAACCTAAAAATGATTTGGCTAACAATGGTTTTCAGCCTGTTAAGCAAACCTCTCAACCGGCACCACCTCCCAAAAAGCCTTAATTCATTGTGGGGGAATAATTTCCCCCAATGCTTTGCTATCCAGCGACACCACGTAAAAGCCTAGCGCGGCAAAGTTGTTCTTGCCCCGCGCTGCTGGTCGGTGTGTGGGGTTTTGCACCACTTCGGTCTAACCTTCTAGTCGCAATACTGTTTAAACTCAACTCCCACCCGCGGTACAGCGTCCGGTTAATGATTTGTTCATGCTGCACTTTCCTCAAACTGAACGTCACCTTCAATACCCCCCAATTCATAAACGATCGAGCCGTCATCCCGGTATTCAATAGGCATAGCGCTCCAGCCTTCGCCATTAGGATCGTCATCGTCGCCAACTTGAACAAAACCGCCAGCAACTACACGGGCCGGATACTTTTTCCCCTCAGTCCAGTACCCCTCTGTATTTTTGATACATAGAATTTGCAGTGAGTTGCTCATTTGTCTGCCCCTTCTAACGCCGCTGCTATCTCTTCGAAAAAGCAATCTCGGGTATGGCTAGTCATTGCTGGCAAAAATACGGCCACCAGCCTGTTTGTGTTGCAGTTCTCATCATCGACAAACAGAGCAATTTTCTTATCCAGACGCACTTTCGTTTCCTGCAACTGCTCGTTTTTCTTGTTAGTGCGCAGGATATAGTCGGCAATGATTTCTATTGCCTTGTTTGTGTATTTTTCGACGTGCTCAGTCATGAGAACCACCTATCGCCTCAATCGTTTCCAACAACAGCCGGCGGTGCGTATTCTCAGCACAATGACGGCGTCCGGTCTCTTTGTGGTAAAACTCGTTCTTGCTGACTACCCACATCCTTTCCGTTGCGTGCAGCTTTTTCCGTTTCGGACCGTCTTTGGTTATTACGATCCCGGTATGAGTTTTCACAATTGTCATATGCTCTCCCGGTACGAATGGCATGGCCTACTGGCATAAATGGCTTCCTGAACATCCAGGACCCGTTGGAATACCGGACTCCCCAGCAGGCTGTAATTCATCCCAACAGCTGCTTTCGGCACCAGACCAAATCGTTTCATATCAAAATCGATGACGGCGCGCTGATCGCGGAATAAACCTGAGCGGCCATGCCGAACGACTTCGCCAGTGGCTTCCGCCTCGCGGAAATACTTCAGGACGGTATCGCGGCTTAACCCCAGTTTTTTCATTGCATCGCTGGTCGTCAGGCGTCCCTGATGCTTCGTGATACGAATCACTGCGCGGACATACTCCCGGCGCTCAACAGCTGAAAATGCTCTAGCCATACATCCCTCACTTAACAACGCGTAGATGGCGTACATTTTTGCGATAACTATCCCAGTCAAAATTCACCCACATACCGCCGTCCATCTGTAGACGGTCAAGGATCCGCATGCCCAGAGTTTCCTTCAGCGATTCATAGTTCAGGTTGGTTAGGATGCCGACAGGCCGCATGGAGGACAGCCGGCGATCGATAACCTGATTCAGGATGACTTTTTCACCGCTGCTTCCGCGCTGAATACCCACCTCATCCAGAATAAGCAGGTCCACATGGCACAAATCGTCCAGCAATGACGCCTCTGACTGCCCGCCGTCATAGCACTCGCGAACACGTAGCATCAGGTCAGGAATAGTGACCACCAGCACAGAGCGGCCACCAGCCAGCAGGTGATTTCCGATTGCCGCCGCCAGATGGTTTTTCCCGGTGCCCGGAGCTCCGCTGAATACGAAACTCGCAAACCCAGAGCCGAAATGCTGCGCGTAACTTTTCGCCATCGAGAGTGCCCGACGCTGGCCATCAGACTCAACCTGATAGTTAGCGAATGTGCAGCTGCGGTGCAGATCCTGAATTCCAGCACGTCCAAAGATTTTCTCTGCACGTGCGCGCTGGTTTTGTTTTTCCAGTTCCTCACAGCGCTTACGGCCTTCTTCGGCTTGCCAGGCACGCCATTCATCAACGCTGCCGAATTTTGGCTGAACGCCAGGGGGAATGAGTTTTTTCAGTCGCTCCAGTGCATTCCCGGCACCAACAATGTTTTTCATCGCTACCCCCTGAATCCCGCTGGGATGGTTTTGTCAGGTTCCGAAATCTGATTGGGATCTCGAGTTCCTGGCGCCTGCTGAATCGCCCACGGTTCGCTGAAATGCATACCAGGGCCAAAAAAAGTTTTCGCTTGTTTCACGTACTGCGTGTTCAGCATTCCCTCGGCTTTAACGAAAGCCGCGTAACGCTCCACACCTGCGAGGATTTCCGCCGTAGTGGTTCCATCCCTGATTCGGGCATTCCAAGCTTTGAAGGCATCGGATTTGCTGTTACCCCCTGCCCGCCTGGGATAAACCGACCAGACCTGCTCGAAATCATTCGGGTATATTTTTGGGGAATCAGGTTTATCCCCTTCGTCCTGGTTCTGATCGGCTGGGGGTGTGGCGGAGCCATGCCCCGAACTATCTTCTTCCTGATCCTGTTCCTGCTCCTGATCCTGTTCCTGGTTAAGGAACGGTTCAAGAACCCTTTCGGAACCCTTTAGTTTTGCGATGCCGATGTGGGATATTGCCGAGGCTAAAACCCGCGCCAGCTCTGGCTTAACCGTAGATGTGTCCGGGACCTGATCAAACAAACGCAGTGCTGCAATTCCCTGGTTTGGGTTTTCAACTGAATTCCAGGTCAGAAAGTTACGAATTAGCACCCATTTCGATGACGAATCACGCGTTGCGAAACCGTTAGCCGATAGTTCATCAAACCCTTTCGAAACCCTTTCAGGAGTCCAGGCTAAGTCTTCCGAAACATACCCATCAGGCAGCCGGAAACACCCAATCATGTTCGTGTGTTGCCCGGTGAGCAGGTACAGCGCCAGCAACCTGGCATCATCCGATACCCGGCGCATTCCATCGCTTATCCAAAATGATGTATGCACCTTGCCGTAATCACGCATAGAGACCCCGTTGTTGCTTAAACTGGTGTGTTTTCATCACCAAGCACCCACCGCAAAGCCGCTGCGTATTCGCCGCTGGCGGTTTGAAGTTGCTGGGTGATTTCCTTACGGGATTTGAGACGCGGCTTTGTGTCTCCGAGGACAGCGCGCTGGCGGCGAGCTTTCTCGTGGCCAGTTACACCCTCTGCCGCTGCCTCTAACTGTTTGACCGTTTCCCGTTGCTTTTCCGGTGGCATATCGACCAGCTGACGCGCTTGAGTGACAGTGACGTTTCCAGCCTCAACCGCCGCCTGGACGGCCTGCGTAGCATCCAGTAGAGCCACTGTTGCCTGAACCGTTTTTACGCTGCAGCCAAAAAGCAGGGCAATGTCATTTTCGTCATGACCGTATTCCATCTGCTGAACCATTTTTTTTGCCCGGCCCAGTGGGGTATCTGGTTGCGTTATCTCGTTTTCGCTGACCATGTATTTGGCCATTTGAATTGCTGAGCCGCGCTTAGCTATACCGGGTACCGGCCAGGGTTCCAGCCCTGCCCGCTTTCTCCTGGCGTTTGCTTCCATAGCGTTCTTTACGCGCTGCCGACCTGCAACCACGCAGGTTTTCCCTGTCTCTGGGTCCTTCCACACGATAATCGGTTCGAGTACCCCAAGCTCCATGATGTTGAGGATCACAGCTTCATTAAGCGGTAGGTGTACTCGTTCGTCGTACAGCGGGTGTGTTGTATCGGTAACCAGATGCAAACTTTCCGGTTCGAAAAACAGAACATTGCTTTTGCCGCTGGCGCCATAAGCGTCGATAGAATTTTTAGCCATGGGCGCCCCCGTTATTGAAATTCAGTTGGTTCGTGTTCATAATTTCCCCTGTGAATTGATCCAGTTAATTCGCAACGAAAGCCGTAGGTGTTGCAGCACCGCGGCTTTCACCTTTTTTGATATTCCCCATTACAGAGCTCCCAGCATTGAAGTGACAATGGCCATCAGTGGCGCTGTTAACTCCGGGTCAACCCGGAACATCTCGAATATTCCCTCGCTCAGTTCTTTCAGCTTTTGATGGCGTGGAGCTCCCATAGCAACAGCAACCTTCGCTTCGCTGGTCTCTTTCTCCAGTCGTGCCAGGCGGGACATGAAATTGTCCTCAGGCAACAGGCGGTGGCGGTATTCCAACGGGAGGACAGCCATGATTGCTGGCGTCAGAAGACGCACATTCGCGCGATACTTTTCAGAATCGACCTCGTTATCCAGGTAACGGAAAAGCTTCTGGCGGGCGCGGCTGATGTCTGCGGGAAATTCAATTTCTTCCCCGCCCTGCTGGCGCCACTCATCGATGATGTATGCGGAAACAACATCCTGACCTTCAGCTGCAGCCCACGCGCGAACGGCAGAACGAATGCCGTCGTGGTCTGCCACTTTCGTCTGATTTCGCTTTATCAGAGCGCCGGGGTTGAATCCGGTATTTTGTTGAAAGGAAAGTGTTTGCATGGTCAGTCTTCCTGTTTCGGTAGACCGTCGGTGGGGTTTGGGTACGCCTCAGGATCAATTTCATGAGGTGTAACCTGCCAATTAAGAAACTTACAAAGCGCGCGCACCCGTGATGTGGGGACTTTTCCTGAATTCATCCAGCGACTTACAGCCTGAGATGAAAGGCCCATTGCCTCACCAAGCGCGGTTTGTGTAGTAATTGATTTAACTTTGTTTTTAAGTTGCTCGTTCATGACTCCTCCTTTTGTTGAAAACAAGCATACACATTGAAACCGTATGTTTCAATTAAATTACTCCAATTTGTTTCAGTTACTTCTGAAACATGGGGTTGTAAAATGGAAAGTATGACTACCGAAACCAATCAAGTTTTTGCTTACAGGTTTAACCAAGCCATTACTGAGCATGGCTGGAACCTTTCCGATTTAGCCCGCCGCGTTGGTGTAACGCCGCAGGCGGTGCAGAAGTGGGCGAAAGGAAGTTCTATACCGCGGGGCAAGAAGCTGAAGTTGCTTGCTGAAGTAACGGGAAAGCCCGAGCATTGGTATTTCATGCAGCCTGATACAGATGATCCCGAGCTGGTAGCTCAACTAGGCCTTCCCAAAAAACTCGATGTTACCGAAGAAGCGCTCCTTAGCATCTTTAACCAACTTCCCGAAGCAGAAAAACTACGTTTAATTCTTCACGCAAAGGGCGTTTTGAGAGACCTTCAAGCACTAAAAGACGATGTTGGTGATTTGATAAAAGACCTTAATCGCTAATTACCCGCCCCCCTAGCGCTGACATAGTCGGCGTTTTTTTTCGCCCTCAATTACTAAATTTAGTTTCAATCATTTGACTATTGAAATTAATGGTTGTAAATTTAGCTCATCGACAACAAACCGCATTGTTGTCAGGTGGTAAATGTTCCGCTGGCCGGCGACAAGGCAACGAGGGTTCAGATGAGTAAAAACGGTTGGCGCTCACTCATCATCTGTTTGAGCGTCGGGATTATCTTCTGGTTAGTAATCATCAAATTGGTGGTCACATATGGCTGATTCAGTACCAAAAAGCGGTCGAGCGATCAAAATGCGTAATCAGCGTACCGGCGCAGCCTGGCTGGTTTCATTTGATTACCGTAATGGCCTTTACTGGCACGAACCGCAGGGAAACTTACGCAATATTCGCCGTCCTTACGCTTCACGAAGCGTAGAAGAAAACCTTGTACCTGCGGGGACTCACTGATGGGGAGTTTTTACGCTTTGATTCTCATTGTCGGCATGCTGACTGGCGGAAATCAGGACGTTCTTCTCGGTGTATATGACAGCGAGTCGGATTGTAAGAAAGCAGCTGTTGAGCAGGGAGTTGAAGAAAACTGTTACCCGCTAAAGGGAGTATTAGCAGAAAACCCAGCCGCATTTACGGCTCAGATGTAGGGGGGGGAGTTATGCAGAAGAAATGCGCTTATTGCCGCAAGCCGATTGAGGAAGGCAAGGAAATAAAAATGACCATCCTCATCATTCACGGTTCGCAACTGGCGCCACGGGAAAGAACCTATTGCTCGACGAAGTGCGGTCAATACGACCAGATGGCCAACGAGGCCTAACGTAAAACCCGCCGAAGCGGGCTGTACGTCCGGTGACACCGACCAAAGTTCCACCGGAAATTACCTAAAACCAATGAACACCCTGAATGGGCGCTATCAATGGCCCGAGGGATTCTACATCCAAAATTGAGGCTATCACATGGAATATTTTTATCTGATAAAAGCGACTCAAAAATCGGGTAAAGCCGATGCTGTAATCTGGCGTTCTGCAAAAACCGAATCCCGCGCGCTGCTGCAGCTGGACGTTGACCTGGAAGATGCTGAGATCGAAACAGGCCGCGGCAAAGACTATCAAAAGCCAATCCGTACCGATTTCCCGGTATTTAACGATCTTCCGGCTGAAGGTGTTCTCGATTACTCCTGGTGCGAACGCTACCAGCTCGCCGACGATGGTCGCACCTGGGCACTGAAGCCAGGACAAGAGCCTGCTGACGTTCATCACACCGATGATGCTGAAGTATCCTCTGAGCCTGTCACTGGCGAGTTGGTTGATGACAATAGTGCTGACGATGCTGGTGATGTCGATACCGTGGAGTCGTTCGGCAATGCTGAATACGAAAACGATAAAAACGCCCTGTTCAATATTGCTGAGCAGCCGTTCCGCATTAAGCTGCTGGCGCAGTACATGGCGAATGATAACCACGTCTATCAAATCAGTATTCCACACCGTAAAGAGCTCGCAGTTCTGGAAATGGATACCGATAACTCCGCAGTGCAGGATCTGATTCTCGCCGCTGAGAACGTCCAGGGACTGAAGGATGCCGACATGCCTACCCTGTGGAAGTTTACCAGCGCCAACAAAGCTGTATTTCCTGAAGGAAAGCGCCACGAACTGGGCAAACGTATCCAGTTTGCGAAACTGTGGTTTGAAACTCCGCACATTGACCGCGGCATACTCGTTCGCGAATGGTCTGCCGGCAATTATATTTCTGCTGTTCAGAAAACAGATACCGGCACCAATGCAGGCGGCAGCAATAAAACCGATCGCAATCCTGACTATACCCATACGCTTGAGACGCTTGATGTTGAGATTGCGCTGGCCACAATGCCGATGGATTTCGATATCTACAATTTCCCGGCGTCCATTCATCGCCGGGCTAAAGAAATCGTCCAGAAAAAAGAAACCCCGTTCAAAGAATGGTCTGCTGCGCTGCGGAAAACCGCAGGCATACTGGACTATTCGCGCGCTGCAATTTTTGCCCTTATTCGTGGCGCCACCAGCGATATACATCATTTCCCGGTAAGCCTGCAGACCTATATCAATGCGAACCTGACAGAGCATAAGCATGAAACGCCCTCTGCTGAAACGCTTGAGAAAGCCGGGCATGTGTCATCTGCCGCCGTCGCTGAACGGTCAGCCGTGGATAAGATTCTCGCAGCTGAGCGCGGTGAATATATCGAAGGGGTAAGCGATCCAGATGCACCGAACTGGGTAACGGAAGACCTGACCAAACCCAAACAGCCTGAAGTTTCAAACATGGATAATGGTGTTTTTTCGATTGATGGTCTGATGGATAGCCAGCCAGCACCAGCACTTTCTATCGTGGACCAGGCGCGCCAGCGCGCTGCAGAAGAAAAATTACATCCAGCTAATTCCGGGGAAACCACCAGCGATGTGCAGATGGAAACGGCTCAGCCAGTCGAAGACGAAAATGATAATGCGGTATCAGCAAGCGAAGGCACTGATGCAACTGCTCCGCAAGCAGATGCCGTGAACATGCGCGACATTCTTGCTGAGCGCTGCCCTGACCTTACCGCAGCAGTATTGAAGGACCAGCAATCAGCAACTGCAGAAGAAGAGCATGAGCCAGAGCCGGAAGCAACAAAATGGCCTGAATTTTTCGAGCCAGGTCGATATGAAGGTGTTCCGAACGAGGTTTATCACGCGGCGAACGGCATCAGTTCGACTCAGGTTAAAGATGCCCGTATATCTCTGATGTATTTCGAAAAGCATCACGTCTCGAAAGTCATTGAAAAAACGCGCTCTCCTGTTCTGGATATGGGCAATCTGGTGCATGCGTTGGCGCTGCAGCCTGAACAGCTGGAAAAAGAATTCAGCATCGAGCCGGAAATCCCTGAAGGCGCCTTCACCACGACGGCGACGATCCGCGCGTTTATCGACGAGTACAACGCCGGGCTTACGCCGCTGTTGAGTGCTGACGACATCAAGGCGCTGCTGGAAGCTCACAACGCCACACTGCCCGCTCAGATTGCGTTAGGGGCATCAGTTGAAGAAACCGGGCAGAGCTATATGTCATTGCCTGCTGAGTTCCAGCGCATCGAAGACGGGCAGAAGCAAACCGCGACCGCAATGAAGGCTTGCATCAAAGAATATAACGCTACCCTGCCCGCCCAGGTAAAAACCAGCGGCAGCCGTGATGCCCTGTTAGAACAACTGGCGATTATCAATCCTGACATGGTCGCTCAGGAAGCCCAGAAGGCGCAGCCGCTGAAAGTATCAGGCACCAAAGCGGATCTGATTCAGGCCGTGAAATCGTTTAAACCGGATGCCGTATTTGCCGACGAACTGCTGGATGCATGGCGCGAAAACCCGGAAGAAAAAATACTGGTTACCCGCCAGCAGATGAGCACTGCGCTGGCCATTCAGAAAGCACTGTTGAATCACCCTACCGCCGGTAAGTTGCTCCAGCATCCGAGCCGCGCCGTTGAGGTGAGCTATTTCGGGATTGATGAGGAAACCGGGCTGGAAGTTCGCGTGCGCCCTGACCTTGAAATAGACATGGGCGGCCTGCGCATTGGCGCGGACCTTAAGACCATCAGCATGTGGAACATCAAGCAGGAAGGCCTGCGCGCGAAGTTGCACAGGGAAATCATTGAGCGCGATTACCACCTTAGTGCGGCTATGTACTGCGAAACAGCAGCTCTGGATCAGTTCTTCTGGATCTTCGTCAACAAAGACGAGAACTACCACTGGATCGCCATCATCGAGGCATCCGAAGAACTACTGGAACTCGGCATGCTGGAATACCGCAAAGCAATGCGCGCTATCGCGAACGGTTTCGATACTGGCGAGTGGCCGGCGCCGATTACCGAAGACTACGCCGAAGAACTTAACGATTTTGATGTGCGCCGTCTCGAAACGCTGCGCGTACAGGCATAAGGGGGAACAGTCATGGAAAATACCAACATTGTTACAGCCGAACAGCAAGCACCAAACACCATTTCAGCTAGCAACGCGATCTTTAACGTTCAGGCTCTCGGTCAGTTAACTGCTTTCGCAAACCTTATGGCTGATTCACAAGTGACAGTGCCAGCTCACCTTGCAGGTAAGCCAGCCGATTGCATGGCCATCGTTATGCAGGCTATGCAGTGGGGCATGAATCCCTATGCGGTCGCGCAAAAAACGCATCTGGTAAATGGCGTACTCGGATATGAAGCCCAGCTCGTCAACGCGGTAATCGCCAGCTCCAGTGCTATCAACGGTCGATTTCATTACCGCTACGGCGGCGATTGGGAGCGTTGCACAAGGACGCAGGAAATCACCAGGGAAAAACACGGTAAAAGTGGGAAATACACCGTTACCGAACGGGTACGCGGCTGGACTGATGAAGACGAAATCGGGTTGTTTGTTCAGGTCGGCGCGATTCTTCGTGGTGAGTCAGAAATCACCTGGGGTGAGCCGCTTTATCTCTCGGGTGTTGTAACTCGTAATTCACCTTTGTGGGTTTCTAACCCGAAGCAGCAGATCGCTTATCTGGGCGTGAAATACTGGGCTCGTCTGTACTGCCCGGAAGTGATTCTGGGTGTTTATAGCCCGGATGAAGTTGAGCAACGAACAGAACGAGAAATCAATCCGGCGCCGGTGCAAAGAATGTCTGTAGCTGAGATTACCAGCAACTCAGACATCACCACCAGCGAGCAAGACACAGCTATAAGTATTGATTCTCTTGCCGATGGACTCCGCGACCGAATTGATACAGCTGTCTCAGTGGATCAGGCCAAAGCCATTCGCGCAGACATCGAATCACAGAAAGCTCTGCTGGGTACTGCTCTTTATACCGAACTGAAGAATAAGGCGGTGAAGCGCTACTACCTTGTTGATGCGAAGAACAAGGTTGAGGCTGCCATAAATTCACTTCCTAACCCAGGGGATCCGGAAGCAGAAGCGTTATTTGCGAAGGCAGAAAGCACCCTGACCTCATCGCGCCGCCACCTCGGTGATGAACTGTATGACCAGTTCCGTATCACCCTGGACGACATGAAACCGGAATACCTGGGCTAAGGGAGGCGGGAGGGTTCGCCCTCCCGGTAACGATATGACGAAAATTACTGAACGCGGAATGATTTTTAACGGGGAAATGGTGCGGGCCATTCTTGACGGTCGGAAGACGCAGACGCGGCGGATTATGAAACCTCAACCAGAACCATGCCCCCGTGGAGGTCACTGGTGGCCAAGCAATGTGTTTAAAACAATGCTTCATATCGAAGAAGAAATGCAGAACGGTAAAGGTGTCTGGGGTGGGCTTGTTGGTGATGCCTGCCCGTTCGGAGACGTTGGCGACCGCATCTGGGTGCGCGAAACATGGGCTCGCTACAATATCGACCAGGATAGTCACGATATGGCATACCGCGCAACAACCCCGGAAGACTGGCCTGAAGGCGGGCGGTGGAGGCAATCCATTCATATGCCGCGCTGGGCAAGCCGCATTCTGCTGGAAATCACCGACGTGCGCGTAGAACGGCTGAACACTATCAGCGAAGAGGACGCACAGCGCGAGGGAGTTCATACCGAGGTTTGGGACCAGACAGTAGTCGCAAGGAATTACGCGGACAGCGATGAGTTTTTCCAGTTCTGGTCCGAAGACATGCCCCACTACGTAGAAATGAATCAACTGTATCGGTCCTCATTCAGAAGCCTGTGGGACTCCATCTACGGCGAGGAAAGCTGGAAGGCCAACGGTTGGGTTTGGGTTATCGAGTTCAAGCGCGTTGAAGGCGGTGCAGCATGAGTCTTAAACATCGATTACCTGAGCTGGAAGCCAGCATCGACCCTGCGGCATTGCGCGCGGCCGCCGACGAATATTCGGATCTGCTTCTGACTTTGTGCTTGTGCATGAAGATGGCCGGCCCCACACGAGCTAACGTGCGCGCCTGCGCCACCGCGCTTAAAAAGCGCATGACAACTTGGCACAGCCAGAAAGAGCTCAACGCAATTCTGTCCAGTTGGGATCCCGTTGGCTATGTTCTCGGCCTCCGCCGTGAAGCGAACGACAACGCGCGAGCAGCTGGCGATCCGGTTGATGTATTTGTGTGAGGTGGATATGCGACTGATAAACCGAAGCAAACAATCACCGCTAGGGCGCCAGGCTTGTGATGCCGCACTGGCAAAACATGTTGAGCTTTATGGCGCCTACGGGCGACAGAAAACGAAGAGAACTTATACGGTGGTGGTTCAAGGCTCAAAGATCACTGTAGAAGTTGTAAACAGAAAATGCAGTTATGTGGCGACGGCCATGAGTTGCGCCCGTAGGCTGCAGCATCTTCCTGGACAATGTAACTAAGGGGCTTTTTATGAATAACGCATCTCATTTCCAAGATGAAATATTGATAACCAGTGACATTCTGTCCAGATACAAAATTTCGCGCAGCACACTGTATTTCTGGAGCACACCATCCCGGATGCCATCGTACTTTTCTCAGCCGTTTCCGAAGCCAAAAATAAATGGCAGTCCTAAAAGATGGCGTTTGTCAGACCTTCTTGCCTGGGAAGACAACATGGGTATCAAACCAGAGGCTGGCCAATCAACTTCTCAAGATGACGTTGCCAAACAGCAAGCCAATGACGCTGATCATCCAAATAATCGTGGAGGTTATACCGCGCCATGACTCCAGACATATGATGCCCTAGTAGCTTTTCCACAACATGTGGTGGCGCACCTAATTCAGAAAGGCGCGTCGCCACTGTTCTTCTCAAATCATGAAGCGACCAAGGTTTCATCCCTGTTTTTGCAATTATCTGCGCAGAGAACAGAGCCACATTTGGTTGAAGTGGCGGCCTGTCATCTTCTGGCCCCCTGTATCGTGACAACGTCACAACATGTTTTGAAACTGATGTTTCTTTTTCAGCTACCATCATCTGTATTACAGCCTCAGGAAGTGCCCTTCTCACCGACTTCCCAGTTTTATAGTCACTTGCCGGGATAGTCCATGTCTGTTCCTTGAAATCAAACCATTCCCATTTTGCTGTTCTGATCTCTGTACTTCGACAGCCAGTCATAATAAGAAACTTCATTATCAGTTGCTGCCTATATTTCATCTGAGGCAGGGCATTCCAAACAGTCATGATTTCATCATCACTTAACCTGCGGTCTTTTACAGCTGCTGTGAGCCCTACATCTGATCGTCTAAGGCTTTCAATAGGGTTCACGTTAATTACCCCACGGTTGGAACAGAAACGAAATGTGCGCTGCATCAAACCCAGCATTTGCCCTGTAACCACTCTTCGCCCCATACCGTCAAAAAGATTTAGCCAGTGAGCTTTAGTTGTCTGATCTACAATCATATTTCCGAGCACTGGGGCTATATGATTATTGAAGTCGCGGCGGTTAACTTCGATTTTTACCAGACCTTCAGGGATGCAGTAGTACTTCTCCCAGTAATCGAATGCTTCTTTCACTGTAAGCGCTTCTACTTTTTTCTGTTTCTCCAGTGCTACTTGCCGTCTTGGATCAAGTCCTTCCGTTAACCAAGCCCTGAACTGCTGTCTACGTTCTCGGGCATGAGCTAAGGTGGTGGTCGGATAATCGCCAATCGTTAGCTGAGCGGCTTTCCCGTTCCATCTGTAGCGGTAAAAGAATGTTATACTGCCGGATGTAGACAACCTGACATTCAGACCATGTACGTCTGAAATGACCTCGATTTTGTCTCTTTTTTTGCCAAGAGCTTTTCTTAATTTTGTGTCTGTAAGCAATGTGTACACTCCGGAAGAAGATATACACATCAGTGTACACAT